AGCGCCGTGTATCCACTCTGCCACCTCGACTGCTGGTTCCCGCTTTGGTCGAGATATATGGTGATAGAGAAAGTGGTTTTTACCTCACCATTAACTGTCAAAACAGGACGCGAATAAAGTGGAATATTTCCAACTTCGACGATTCCAGATTTCATTCTTGGATATACAGAGGAGAAGTTATATTCGGTACCAACTGTGGGCAAGGGAAAATATCTTGCATCTGGAGGAGCCGGAATTGGTTTAGTTCCCTTTTTGGGCGTCACGCGTGTTGGTATTGGTGATTCAGCATCCGTCTGAAGGAACCTCATTCCGACTTCAATCTCTCGTGGTTTGTCCACTTCTGGTGTCGGTTTTCTAAAAGACACCGTTACAGGGTCTGGAGCCCTATCGTTGAAGGAGACAGAATCAATCAGGTAGTAGCCATTGCTTCCCGGTACATCGCCGATATATGCAGTCATCCCGGGTCTTATTTGTGTGCCATTCTGCCTATCTACAAGAATTGAACCATCGCCGTATCTGGGGTCGTTGTTGGATACATTTATTGTTGGATAGCCCATCGTGAAGAAATAGCCAGGCGTGCCTTTAAAGACCGCTGGGTACTGAAGCGGTATATATTTTGCCGGTTTTGTTACAAACTTATTGTTTTTTTTATTCTTTACCTGGATTGTGTCGCCAGTATCCATTCCCCATTTATTCATCAAGTATGTTTCAGAAGCAAAAACTAAATATCCATCAACTTCAAATATTACGAACTTTGCATCAGATGCCATTCGAGTAAGTACGTCCCAGAGGGAATCTGCATGTTTATCTCCGGTTGCCTTGGTTATAGCTGGTTTCTTTGAAGTCTCTTGCACGTAGGACTTTAAGCCGTACTTTTCCGCGGCAAGTTTAACGAAGTTGCTTCCAGTTCCTTTGATGGTCCCAGGATTCCTATCGCGTTTCATTTGTTGAATTGCCTTAGAAAAGCACTTAACTTGCCAAGTCGGACTCCCTCCAGGGCCAGGAGAAAACGTGACTGTTGCTATTTCAAAAAGTTGGGATTGTCTAGTTGGGTTCTGATTGTTTGAAAAATCGTCACTAATTTCGTTAAGTGTTCGAGTCTTGTAAATAACATCTCGACCTATATTGAAATAGTTATTGTAGCCAAACTCCAACCTTCTTGGATGAGTTCCTTCTGGTGTTACTATTCTAGAAAAGTCTGTGGACATGGTTTCAACAACATCAAAACTCAACTGAGACGCTTCTGACATAGAGTATTCAACAGAAACATTTGTTATTGAATGGTCAATAGTGGCCATTATCCCGTCTGATAAAGAGCCAATTAAAATTTCTCCAGCAATATTTTGGTCGTTGCTTGTAAAGCCAGAAATATTTGGTGGGAGGTAAGGGATTACTGCCATGTTTATATCCGCTTATTTGGACTCGTAGCCCTTTACTTCTACAATTTGATTTGCTTGGTCTGTTATGAGTAGGCGCTCTCCATATACTGGTTCTTCACCAGGTGTGGTCGGTTTTATGGTCTGACCAGGTACGAGTTTTGGCAACGAAATTATATTTATATATTCGATTGGGACTTCTTGAAGCGTTATGTCGCATTGTGCTCTGTTTATTCCGCCATTTGGAGTTCTCATCATTGATGTTATTGAGAAGTCGGTAATTGCAAACTGAACTCCTGCACCAGATGACATTGAGAATGGGTTGGCATTGGCCAGAAGTTCATCGAAGCCGTAAAGAATTACTGGATATGGTCTTGCGGCTATATTCCTTAAAACCTCGAGCTTTGAGTCAATTGAAAGCGTTATACCGTCATTTGCTGTTTCTCCGAATGCACCGAGTCTGTAGGTTTCATCAGGGATAACAAGGAATTGAAAAGATACCCTCATTAATTTGTAGTTCTTCCAATCAACAAGTGGTATGCGGCCAGCTCTTTCTATTTCTGTCCATTCAGAGCCGATATTCTGATAATTGATTTGATTTGGTTTCGGTGTGAAAATATGCCGAGCTGTTAGCGGAGCCTGACCACTGCTTGATTTGTAGTACTGAACCATTTGAGCCCCACCACCCTCAACTTCTCCAGGCTCTATATAACCGAAATTCCCTCTGACGCGAACTGTTGCACGGATTGTTGTATTCGGTGCCGTGCCAGTCGTCGACGACGTTCCACCACCACCAACGGCAAGAGATGCCTTCCCGCCTGCTTTGCCCGCTCCTGCGCCTGCAGCTCCTGCGCCTGCCGCTCCACCAACTCCACCAGGTGCAGCACCAACTTTAAAATCAGCATTGCTAATTTGCTCAATCGCTTGCTCTCTTGTTTTTCCTTGAACCATGAGAGAAAGAATTCTTCCCTCAATTATGGAATCTCGGATTATAAATTGCGTATTTGACTCACCAGAAACGTTTCTAGAAGTATTCGCATTATTTGCAAAAGTTATATTCGGATTTATTATATGGAATACTTTGTCTACTGGATTCCACCAATATACGAATCCCGTTTCTTCGCTTAAATTTGCACCACCAACTTTTACCCACACACGTACGTTTTCGGATATGTATGGGTTGGATTTAGAAATCCTCATAGATGGAACTGGAATTGTGTCGTACGCAGCAATTGACTCCCATTTAACCAATTGAGAAGAAGCCTTATAGATGTCTCCACCAAATATCTTTGTCTCACCCGGGTTAGACGACAAATATTTTGTAGGCGCAACGGAAGTTGGATTATTCAGCCTGGAGGCAGGAGCTCCAACATCTTTTTCGGTGACACCAGTGTTTCGTTCATTGTATATTTGTTGTACCAATTCATCGCCGACTGTGTATTCATATAGGCTCGCAAGGCTAGGGAATGGACGCCAGTATTCTTTGTTGTCAATTCTTGTAAATCCACCACCATTTGGATTTTCAACTTTTGCTATTTTTGCGTTAGTAACTTTAAAATAGTGGAATATTGGATACCCAGAATAACTTGGAGCAAAGTTGACCTGAACAACAGGAAGATGTCTAACTTTTAGATACAAGAGTTTTCCGTTATAAAGAGACATTATCTACGCTGCTCCTTATTACGGTTGCGCTCATCGATTTTTTGTATAACCGCGTTAGCTATTGCCTCTGGTGATTGGCCAGGAGCGGCATTGATGGTTATGTTATTCGTATTGCTGGCAGGCGTAGCTGCACCAACCATTGCTGGAGCACGATACATAGACGGGGTTGATGTATCCCCGAACGGACCAGGACCAGGGACCACATGGAGATGACGAGAACCGCCGCGACCATGGAACTCTGCAAACCCACCGTTTGCATGGACGAGTCGCGAGTATGCACCGAGGTTCTGTCCTGTTAAGTCGTAGGCGCGTCCAGTGGCATGGTCGGAGCTTGGGGAGCCAAGTGCGACAGTCCTGTATGCAGATGTAATATTTCTACTTCCTGTCAACTGTGAATTCATTGCGGCATGTCGCGCCATTGTTTGTGACAGTCTTGACGACGTAGAGTCGCCAATGCCATTTCCACGAGGGCTGGAAGTATCTTGGCCCATTATCTCTTTCATGGCATCTTTAGACCACCACTCTGGTTTTCCGCCGTCACCGCCGAAGAATTCTTGAGTGAATTTCTTGTACTCATCGACGGCTGTCTTGAAGTTTTCTGAAGCATCAGTCAAGTCTGTTAACTTGTCGAGCTCGTCATTATTAACTTTTTCTAGAGCCGCGTAGTCAATTCCGAGGGTCTTGAGGTACCCCTCCATGCCCATTCCACCAGCTTTACGTTCTGCAGCGTCACCAGTTCCACCCATCGTTGGAATTGCGCCCTGCTGCAACATTTGCAATTGAGCCATTAGTTCTTGGTCTGAAAGTTTGGAAAGAGAAGCTTTTATAGCACCAACATCTGCTACCTTGCCTGATTTACCAATTAGCCCTGCAAGCTGTGTTGCTCCTGTATCTATCAATCCGCTCTTAGAGGTTTTAAGAAACTCTTGGAACATTGGATTGTCTGCGAATAGTGCTTCCTGGCCCTCTAGGGCGCCACCAGTTTGGAAAGCAGTTCCACCTTTGCCGTACAGACCGGAAATTGCTTCGAATGCCTTCAGCGAATCGCCCCCATACAACGCTGTAAAGTCTGCACCTAGACCTGACATGTAGGTCAGCATCTCTTCGCTGTCTGGCTTCAGAAGCCCTGCTTGAGCCTTATCTGCAATAGCCCTTGTCTTTTCATTTATTGCATATTCAGCTTTTTTCTTTTTGATAGCTGTATCAAATACTTTTGATGCACCGAGCAAAACATCCTGGTTTGCTGCCTGCATTTCAGCTGCTGTGCGAACCATGTTTATACCAAGCTTTGTAACCATGTCGTCAAACTTGATTGTGGCGTCGTATAGGTTTACGCCCATCTCCTTGGCAAGCGCTTCAAGTTCTGGACGAGACTTACCGCTCATTTTTTCAAGGGTGTCAAGACGCTTTGCGTTAACATCGTCGAGCTGAGTAAATGCTTCTCCGCGTTCTTCGATTTGTTTCACGAACTCTTTAACGCTGTTTTCTGGGTCTTTGAGTGCTTTTTTAAGCTCATCTTCGGTCATTTTCATACCGTACAGCGCTTGATTCTTGAATAGGTCGTTCAAGAAATCTTCATTTCTGTTGGTTCGTGCAGTCTTCACGTCCATTCCAATAAGACCTTTTGCCAAACCCATACCAGGAATTTTATTTAGCATTCCGCCACCAGGTATTTTGGACATAAGATTTCCAACAAAATCTGGGGTCAATGCGCTAAGCGTCCTAGTTGTAAGTGCTACCGGATTAATCGCGCGTGTAATATTTCTATTAAGCACATCGGTAGCAGCTTCTCCGGCTCGTGTTTCTTGCCCAGCAGCAGCTTTATCGCTAAGTGGCTTCATCTTTGAGATGAACTCAGCCCCAACATTTTCAAGAGAACCTGCCCGACCTGCTGTATTTTGTCCTGCCGCTACAGCCCTCATGTTGTCCGTGAATTGTTCAGAACGTCCAGTCATAATTCCGGTAAGTACCGAACCAACTGCACTCTTGATTGAAGCACGAGCTTCTTTCGCGCGTTGTTTTACTTCATTAACTCCACCCATGATTCCGCCAGCAAGAAGACCAAGGCCAGCACCCACGGCGACACCCATCGGACCAAAGAATGCACCAATCGCTGCACCGCCTGCTGCTCCAGCAAGAGCACCTTTACCTGCGCCTCGAGCTTTCATTGCAGAACCAACACCCGCAACAGCAAGACCAGCCATTGGGTTGAATGCTCCAATTGTTCCACCTAAGGCCAGTGCGCCCTTCATTTCTTCTGGGGCATACTGGCTCAAAGTACCGAGAGCCATTGCGGTTCCCATTTTTGCAGTCATGGAGTTATTTATGCCTTGCTTGCCAAGTTTCTCGTTACCGAAAAGGCCAGCACCAAATCTTGTTTCAGAACGGTTATAACGCACTCTCTGTCTGAATCCCTTAAACCCACCGCCAGGACCAGGTTTAGCAAAATCACTTGTACCCAATGGACCTGTTGCCGGCATCATCATTCGAGAGTAGAAACTAGGAGATGCGGTGGCTCCGCTACCGGCATACGCACCAGCAGCGCGTGGTGCAGAAGCGGTAATCGCAGCATTTTGCTGCCTCATATAATCACTAGCACTCATTCCGCCTCTAGCAGAAGCGGGCATGGCCAATGCCTGTTGATATGTCATTGGCTGTCTTGCTGAAGAAAACGCAGAAGGTCCACCAGTTGGGGGTGTGGTCCCAACTACCGGCGCTCCTGGAGCTCTTGGACCACCGATACCAGGACCACCAACATTTACGCTCTGCGCGGTCACGTTCATCGTCTGAGTATTCTTTGGAACAGTAGCGAGAAATCCACCTTTATTCGCCGATAGCGCTCTTCCTCCAAGATACATTCCAAGAACTGGCAACAATGCCGTAAACATGTTTCCCTTGGAACCGAGAGTCATTAATCCGCTAAACACATTGAATATTTGCTTTACGCCACTGAGTACATCATTTATCAGGGGGAGTGCAGAAAAAAATGCTTCCTTCAGTTTCATGCTGAAGTCAGATATAGCAGAAATTATTTCCCCTATGCGAGTTCCGAACTCGAGAACTTCACCCCTATTTTCCTGAAGCAAATCATTAAATTGGTAAAAGTTTTTTGTTCCGCCTTTTAATGCTTCCCAAATTGGTTTGAATGCAGACTCAAGGACGCGCGCACCCTCGATAAACGGACGCATCGCTTCAACCATTCGACGCCATCCAGACTGAAAGCTTCCCCACCAACCACCTAGTCTGTCGCCCATCCCTTGCGCCATTGGAAGATATTTTTGAATGAGATTAACCATGCCCGAACTAATTTTGTCAACAGCAGATACAAGACCATCCATGAATGTTCCGGCACCAAACTCAGACGTAACAGCCGTTAGTGCTTGAAGGTCTCGCTGGATAATTTTGAATATTTTTTGCATTGCAACTTTTGCTGGTTCAAGAAATGTCAAACCAAAGTCAGCGAATTGACCTTTTACGAGATTGAAGAATGTTTTAATCTGACCGATGAGTGTTTGGTTTACGGCATCAAACTGACCAGCAACACCACCAATTTTTGCCAACTCTCCAGACATAATGAGTTGCTTAAGTTGGTCTTTGGTTTTTACGTTAGCTTTCTTGAGTGCTTCCTGCATCTCGGGTCCAACCGCTTTTGCTGCAGCAGTGACGTCTGCAAGACTCTTTTTCTTATCAGAAAGAGCTGCAATTACTGCTCCGACTTTTTCTGCAGCAGCACCTGGGTCTTGACCAGCAGAACCAAAATCCATGAGAGCTTTGAACAATCCAGTTGAAGCATTGATTTGCGGAGTTGTCATTGTCTTCGACATCGTTGCGTAAGCCTTGTTCAGATTTGCAACACCAAGTCCAGCGAGACTGGCATCCATTTGAAGTGCGCGCATAGCAACCCGTGCTTGACTTAAACCACTTCCAAATTCCTTCGCACCTTTACCGCGATATGCGTACATGGCAGCCTGTTGTTCACGGACCGCAGCAGCCGCGGTGCCTAGAGCGATGGCCGCGGCAGCAGCACCACCTGCCAAAACCTGCATTGCCCCTGAATATGCCTTTGCCAATCCTTTTCCGACAAGAAATGCAGCATGAATACCCAGCATCGCTGCACCCATGAGGGCCATTTCTGCAACAACGCCTTTGATTGACATGGTTACAAATTTCTTTAAGGTATTGCCAAACATCTTGGCACCCTTATCCATGAAGTCAAAATGGCGTTTCATTTTGGCAGCGCCACTGCCGAATTGATTCATGCGGGTAGCAGACTGTGCTAGGTAACTATTGACATCACCACGCCCAGAGCTGAACTTGCCAGCCTCACGCTTAAGACGTTTTACGGCCTGCGTTGTCTTTTCAATTGCTGTAGTCCTTGCGTCTACATCAATTTTTATGACGATTCTCTCGTCTGCCATACCTTCACTACTCCATGATTTTTAAGTCACGTGAGTGTAAAAGCGGCCGAGCTATGCAGCTCAGGGCTGCTGAGTCTTCGACTTTCGCTCTTGCTCTTCGCGGTCGTTCGCTATAACTTTAGCACAGGCAAGCCTTATGAACCAGTCAGTCTCGTCGGAGTCGAGGAGCCGGAGTGGGTCCGTACCAAACAGCTCGCCCAGTCTGGCGGCTGTTTTAATGTCGGGCTCGTCAACTAGTTCGTCGAAGAGCCCCTCGTAGGGTCGACAGCGTCTACCGTATCCGAGAATCCTGCGGCATCAAGAATTGCAAGAGCAGCAGCCTCTACGTGTGGGTCAACACCAAAGAATGCACGAACGCAATCTGGAAGTGGGCGACTTGTTTCGGTCATTTCAAGCATTAACGGAGAGGCAAAAGTAATTTCATTGCCATTATCGTCGAATACTTCTTCGCCGTCAATTTCAATACCGACTGTTGTGTGTCCGATAACCATGCATGCAAACTTGGTTGCATCTAGACCGTTTCTTGAATCCTCACCAGCTTGCTTGCGCCAGTTGCGCATCTGATTCTGGGTGATGTTTGGGCTAATTCGCACATGAACGCCAGGACGTTCTGGCACCTCAAGAAGCACGACTGCGCGTTCAACTTTTTTGGTCACAACTTCACGCAATCGTGAAAGTGCTGTGTCTGACTTCGACGCTGTCGGCTCGCTTTTTGCCTGCTTGGCTTTTGGCGCCGGGGTAGAAGGGGTATCGTCTGTGCTGTAAAGGCTGTTGTCGCTCATATGGAAAAACCTAGCACAGGCCAGCCACTAATAGTGGAAGTACTGCGTCTAGGTTTTTCTAGATTATGAAGTTGGTGACTCTACGTCCTGGATTGCGAATGTCATCGCAAATGTTGCAGGAGCGCCCGATGATGAGTCGCCGTCTGGCTCGGTGATACCGACAAGGAGGGCCTTGTAATACACGCGGTCAGTGCCAGGAACTGCTAGGTCACAGTCATAAACCTGGATTGTCAAGTCGTACTCTGCACGACCAACAAGCGGGCGGAGACGAGCAATCTTCTCTGCAATTCCAGTTCCGAGGTCGCTAGCTACTCTGTCTGAGTCGTAGTGAGCCGTCAAAGTAACGTCACCGATTTCCGATGGAGCACAGAGTACTGTTGGACGGAGTTTGCCGCCTTCGTAAATCTTCTCCACTGAAGCGGTGATTTCGCCGCCAGAAACCTGAGCGAACTTGAAGTTCGTCCACTTTGGATGGCTCTGGTTGACGGGCACAATACTTCCGAGTACCTGCCTCTGAGAAACCTTTGTATTTGGCATGCTTTATTCCTCCGTTAGACGACTGACGCCGTAAGGTTTGACTTGATGATGTCGACTTCGATTTTGTCGCCAACACCGCTGACACGTAGGCCAACCTTTGCCTTCACAGTGCCACCGGCAAGCTGTGCAGTTGGGTTGAGCTTCGCATCGCAGCGGACTGTGAAACCTGAGTCGAGCTTTCTTCCGTTCACATCGTACGCCTCGAAGAGTGCACCAATGTCGCGGAGTGGAGAGAGAATCGCAATAAGTCGTGATTCAACAGCACTGAAGATTGTATTTCTTCCATCAATTGTGCTGAAGACCAAGTCCTCAAGGCTTCTCTGAGCCTCAACAACAACATGGTTAACCGTGTCTTGCTGAGTAATAAATCTAAAGTTGTCTTCATCCGAAGATAGTGAGCGAGCACCATAGACTCGAACCGAGTTCTGAATCAAACGGATGACGTTCACATACGCTTCGTCGAGTGCGTCTCCATCGGTTTTGTTGATGTCGGTCTTGACTCCAGAAACAAATCGCGCAGCTGAAAGAAGACCAGCTGGGGGAACATGTGAACCGGTTTGGTTGTGAGCAACTGCACGCTTTGCTGCTACGTAGCCATCTGGCGGGATGTAGCGAGTAACGCCATTAGTCGTTGTTGGAACCTCAATCCATGGGTAGTACAACGCTGCATGTTCAGCATGGTCTCCACCTTGAACATCAAGAGCTCTTGTTTCTGCATCTGCGGTTGTTGCTGCTTCCGCGACATGCAGAATCGCGATTCTGTTATTTGCGTTTGCATGTGCAACCAAGTCTTCGCTCATTGCGAGAGTGTGTGCTTCTGGGCATGCAACTGCACCAGAACCATACGAATCCAAGAACAAATCAAGCGAGTCTGCGTAATCAGACTGTGTCACCGATGCTCTGTCGTCTGCACCAGCAGAAAGTGCCGAGCCAGCAACTGTAGCTGGTCTAGTAGTTGCAGCTGCATTAGCTGTTGCCGTTACATAACGTGAAGCTACCGAGCTGAGATTGATTCTTCCAGCAGCCTGTGCAACAGTTGTTACTGTTCCAGTTGTGTAAATGACATCTCCGTTGTAGGAAAGTGAAACTTTAAATGTGTCCACGCTTGGATGTGTGACAGTAACCTCTACGTCTGCGCTCCATGCGCCAGCGCCATTAGCGTCAAGTGTCAAAACTGTTGATGCAGACTGTGCGCCAGTTCCCAAAAGTGCGAGAGTTCCCTCTGTTGCGGCGGCACCTACGGTACGAGCAACGTAGCACTGTGTGCCGCCTTCTTCGAAGAATGTCTCCACTGTCGGATGAAGATATGAGTACGACTGGTAACCACCAAAGGTCGCCTCAAAATCGGCAATGCTCTCCACCATGACTGCTGCTGCATCTGGTCCTCGCTCTGCGAGACCGACTACGAACAGCTGTGACGACTCGCGAACGGTCGTTGCTGAAGGGCCTGTTCTTACTGCTGTTGAAATGACTACACCGGGCATTGGACACTCCTGTTGCTCGTTTACGGTTTGTGTATCCCGCTATCGAGTTCAATTGTACAGATGAAAGTTGATTATCTAATGCAACTGTTCAAAAGAACTACTGTAAACGGATTTTTTATTTAACTTATTAATATTAGACCTCATCTTCAATGAATGTAGGCAAATCTTCACCTATTGGCGTCTGTCTTGCCTCAAGGTCGAACTCGGCAACCTCGCCAATCGCCTCACGACTGACTATTTCATCGATTTGCATTGTGTAAGCAACATATGAACCAGCAAGAAATCTGTCACCCTTCAAGAGGGTTAAGTCAGAGAACTCCTCTCTCATGGTCGATTCGTCAATCATTGCCTGAAAAGAGTTACGAGCGTCATAGGCATTCAAACATGGTTTATCCAGGAGTGCTGACCGGATGACGGTAGTTAGGCGGTCTCTCATTATTGTCGCTTCTTCCGCGCCGCCAGCGCGAACCCATACGTACGTCCTCATTGAATAGTCGACCCTGTATAGGGGGTCCGAGCCATCATGGCCGATTCGGTTCAGTCTATTCGTCGATATCGCTACGGTTATAAGCGTCGGCCAATTGTCCATGGCTAGGGGTTCATGAATAAAATAATCAACAGGGTCTGGAAGGGTTATGTCATCAACATTCCAGCCATTTCTGTAAGAGACGATACGCGATGGGATATCTGTTTTCAGATATTCATTGACATAGCTCTTGGCAAACTGCGGACCGTGCATCAAGTTCATACAATTCCATCCTCGCCGAGAACTATGTACTTAGCCATAGTCACACCGAGTTCTTTAGGAAATTCTCGCGGCGTAAATACAATTTGCCGTTTCGGCATCTTTGTCGTCCCATACTGATGGAATTTTGCATACTCTACAGCTGTACCAAATGTTGCACTGTCATTGGAAATGATGTTCGCAGCAGAATCGCTAAGATTAGTTAAACTTCTAAATAATCTGCCAGTCTGACGAAGCATTCCAGTTCCTGGATAATTCGATGCTTTCCATGAACCGTAATCAGAGCTGAGTGGTTTCCATGTGCTGCCTGTTGGGAGACCATTTGCGGCGAAGTTGGCAGCATTGGCTTTTTCGAGGTAACTTTTTGTCCATCGAAATACTGGACGCATATCTTTTGAGCGGTCTTCAATTTTGTCTAGAAGTTCGAGAACGTCATCAGCCTCGACCTCAACCTCGATTGTTATTCGGCCTTGAACCTTAGCCATTACGCAACTCTTACTCTTCGATACCTCTTCAAAGCCATTAGCTCTCTATCGGTAAATCCAGTTTCAAGTGGTGCAACATTTCTTGTATTGAGGTCTTTAACGCCAACAACATCGTCATGCATGTTTTGCATTTCTCGAGTTGCAGCACGAAGAATCATCAACTTAAATGCCGGAATATTATCTCCATCCAAACCTGCTGTGTAGGTGATAGTGACAACGTCGTTTGCCATTGCATAAAAATAATCGATTCCATATCGGCGAACAACGTAGTCTTCCTCTTCGACGAGGGTCCGGAGTGTTCCAAACTGCGGCTTAACGGTAACCAAGTCAACAGAAACAACAGGGGAATTACGCAGGTATATGGTCGGCGTTGGTTCGGAGTATGTGGTCCCTTCGATTGGACTTGAGGTAGTGAAGGAGTCGTTTACTGGGCGGTCGACCGAAAGCATTGTTCCCATAGGGATACCGATGTGTCCAGAATCAAGAACATGCTCTTCGGTGAACTCTGTTTGCTCGATGGGGCGACGCAGGTACGACTCAAGCTCACTCTGCAACCCGCTGAGTACAAGCTCGGCAGCATCCCTCTGACGCATGGAAAGGGAGATGTCCATGTATGTGATTAATTCGTTGACTGAAACGAGCATGACTCACCTTTGCTACAAATTTTCAGTCCAATTGTAGCATTACCTAGTAATTCAATAAATTGTAATTAGATGTTTTAATTCTAAAAACCTTATTAATTACTAGTTTCTGTAAGTCTGGACCATGCCCCTGGACCGCAACTCGTTTTCACATTCAAGAATTGTTTCATAGTCTGGCGGGGAGAAATAATCAAACGGCCGGTCGGAAACTCGGCTTTCTGCATACTTCCGTGCATAGCGCTCACGCAGAAGCGACCATAATTCTTTTTCCCATTCAGTTTTGCTGAATGTATCTTCACCGTCGCCAAAGTACTTTGGCTTATGTACGTCTTGCACCATATTCCCCTTGTTGGTCATATTTTAAACCCTAAGTAAGGTTAGCGAGATTTCTTCGCTGCTTTCTTAACTGGTCTTGCTGATTTCTTTGCGGCCTTCTTCGCCGGTGCCTTCTTGGCGGCTTTCTTTGTAGCTTTCTTAGCAGGGGCCTTTTTGGCCGCCTTCTTTGCCTTCTTTGCTTTCTTTGTCGCCTTGGCTGCTTTCTTTGTTGCCTGACGCCCAGCATTTCTGATGTCGGCGGCGGAGCGATTAGCAAGTGAACGGCGAGCAAGTCTCGCTCTATCTCTTCTCTGCTTCAACAAACCAGGTGGAAGGGCTGGTCTGCCGCGGAGGTTAACGCCAGCGACGCTTCTTGTTCTGCCAGATTGGTCGTAGCCCTGTCGAGCAGTTGAGTACTTAGCCAGCTTGTTCATCGTTGCAACGTCGCCGAATCCAGCACGAATCGCATCCTGTACTTCTTTCATGCGCGACTTTGCTCTATCGGTCATACGACCTTGGCCACGAAGTTTGCGAAGACGCTCGTAATCCTTGCGGAGCACTTCTGCATCGTCTGTAATGTCTGGGCCGTATCTGAGTCCTGGCATGATTCCTCTTTATTTGTTGACTGTCATTTTAGAGTGTAGCACCAATAATAAACTATCTATCGCTATTTGGTGGGCGCTCAATGTAGGGTCCTCCATCAACGGAGTTGCTTGGTGCTTCGATTGGAACCCAAGCCCTCGAATAGGTGTGTTCGGGAACCTTTCTTATCTTTATCAAGTCCCCCATTTCGAGCAACTCTAATTCATCTACACCTATTTTTAATAACTTATCAAAATCAGTTTTGTCATATCTTCCGGACATGCTTAGCTTTCGAATAATAGATGACACTTTCTTGGCCACTAAAGAGCCTTTCCCCCTGTTGAGCCTGAGGTGCATCATCATTGCCTCAATCGAATCGCAGTCGTGGAAAATCACGGGAATCTTGTTGTTGATTTTTTTAGCAATATGGGAAACATTTGAAGCAAGAAGCCATCTTTCACTTCCGTCGATAATCTCCATAGTCTCGCGTCGCACATGGATTGGTTGTATAAAACCAAACTCATACAACGATGCAGACAAGACGAGTAAATCGGGTCTCAGTATGTGGGTCGCTTTCCATGATGGAATCTTTAGTTCACTTATTGCAACGTATTTAATATCCATCTTGTTCTGCTTTCTCCTCTACTCTTACAGCATGGGCTTTAGTTTTTGGTCCAACAGGTGTTGGCGCTACAACATCGATGTCGTTAAGTAATAGGTTGCGAATCAGCCAGCTAATTGGGTATCCATATGGGTCCTGAACATGCTTCTGTCTAAATCTTGCTATAAAGGTTTTTGCTTGACGATTATCTCGTTCTCCAAGAATGTAGTCATCCACAAAACTGCCGGCACCAGTAAAACCATCTTTGGAGTAACTACCGATTAGTTTTTCAATGTCAAAATCTTTCCACCATCTCCTCTGCGCATCTATGTGCGGGAAACATTCATACAGTCTGTCGTAAAATTCTGGTTCGGTGGCAACCACATCACCGATTCTTCGAATGGCAACAGAGTGCAGCGGTATTCCGACTCGAGTATTGCTTCCCGTGAGCGCGGCCAAGTCGTAGTACTCGCAGTATTCTGCATTGTGTTCTTCGGTTATGAATTTGAAAACATCATCTGTGTTCCAGTCATAAATAATCTTTGCAAACTTCAGTGGAACGTTTCTGTTTAGCTTGTATGGCGTGACGATGTAGTTTTCATGCAGCTTCTGAACTATCGAGCGATACCTAACCATTGATTCGCTTGCCCTCACCCCAGTAAGGAACGCGACATTGCCGACCTTGCCATTCATGATGTAGGTATCTGTCTGGTCCGGCAATGAGCGGGAATGGTCTAATCCAAAGTCGTAGGCAGTAATCGCCCATGGCGGCATATCTCGAACGAGCCTATTTTCGAGTCGTCGTTTCTCGCTCCACAGGACCGTGGTTTCACGTCTACCGAGAACCCATACTTCTGCCGGGTATGGAAGGCAGTACCACTCCATGTCTACCCAGTCATAATTGCGAACGCGCTCTACGTATTCAATCGTTTTTGGACTAACCATTTCCTCATCGCGAAATATTACTTTTACCGGCCCAAGTCCTCGTTCTTCATGAACTTCTTTTGCTAAAAGCAGAACAGCGGTTGAGTCTTTGCCACCGGAGAACTGAACGCATACAGTGTCGAAAATGTCGTAAACATGTCGGATGCGTTGCCTAGCAGCCTCAAGGCACGACATGTCCAAGAACATTCTTTGTCTGGTCATGGCATTCGTGAATCTATAAAACTAATTAACTTTTCTGCAGTGGTATTTCCAACAAATTCTGGGTCACTGCGAAGCCATTTTATAAACTTGTACCAAACAGCCTGTTGGTCGGAGTTGTCAAACACCAACGTGTATTGGACAGCCGCTTGAGGTGCTGCACCAGGAACCGCAATAGTAGAACCACGAGTTGCAATATCGTTGTGGTCGAGATTAGAGGGAGCAACAATTCTGTTCTCTCCGTCTTTGTCTTGCTCAATCATTGTCTTAATTGAAGATGCGGCGGCTTCGTAATTTTTTCTGCTCTGCTCAAGCTCGGCATCAAAGCCATCTTCAATTCCAGAAGCCGCACGGTGCTCGTCGATTATTGATTCACTCTCTATTGCTGCAAGCTCGAACTCATCCCAGCCAAGGTCCTCTAACAATTCTGGATAAAACTCACTAATATCAAGAAGCATGTCAGTAAGTAATTCCGGCTCTGTGTATCCAAGCTCCATTGTTCTGTTGTCTGCGAGAGCAAATGCGATAGCACGTTTATCGTCTGCATCCAAAAACACAACAGCAATCTCATCCCAGCCAAGAGCCTTTGCTGCTTCAAGCTGATGGTTCCCAGCGATTACCGTCGAAGTTCCATCTTCATTCTTTCTGGCGACAATTGGTTTTACTTGGCCAAACTCTGAATAGGAAGCCATGATTGCATCGACATTTCCAACTCTTGGGTTGCCCTCAAGAGGGGAAAGCGAATCAATATCAACTGCCATTGACTTGAGCGATTGGTGAATATTATTCATACTTGCACTCGCACGTTTGCATTAAGTGTTCTCATCGCATCGATAGATGTTCTCAGGGAGAGCAGAGCCTCTCGCTTGGTTTTTACAAGTGCTTCTGCAATTTTAAAATCAAATGCAACTTGGTCAAGTTTGTAATCCGCCCATGCTTCTCGCTCTTTGATTGAGCCTTTTGCAGCAAGGTATTCTTTTGCCCAGTTAGACTTATAACCTGCTTCTTTCTTTGCGGCATCAACTGCAAGGACTTCAAATTTCTCTGTCTCTACTTCCAGTGCATCAATAAGTCGAAGCAATTCTTGCTCTATTTCGACTTGACTAATAGGCCCATTTCTCATGACGCTCCAAGTTTTTCAATATAGGAATTTAGGTAGGTCCAATCTACTTTCTCTAGCGCTGTCATGTGTGTCGCTGGCCAACTAAATCTGGGGTTTCCGAGGCGACACAGGACCATTTCCTCCATCACCCATGCGTCGCATTTGTCGTCCGCACCGGGATTCTGCCAGATAAGTCCGGTTTTTGCAGATATCGAAGAAATAACTTCATTTTTAGAAGCATTTCCTTTTCCTGTTGCAAATTTTGCTCGACACGTTGGAGGAATAGTTACCACCGGTTTTCCAAGTTCCCAAAGCAGAAGGCGTACAACGCCGCCTAATTCACCGATTGAATGGGACTGTGAGTTTCTTGAAGAAAAGGCGTAGCCCTCAATAGCGACTAGGTCTATAGAGAATCTGATAACAAGATTTTCTATTTCTTTTCTTATGAGCCAAAGTCGGTGTGGGCCAGTCTCGTTGGTGGAAATGACACCAGTTTCCCCGTTGTGGCAATATCCTGTCGAGGTGAGAGAAAGGTCTAGCGCAAGGATATTCACTTGCCAGATACTAATCCATAAAAGCAAAAACCCGCCGAACATCTAGCCGGTTCGGCGGGTGTCACTTGGGCTGGTGGCGCTGATGTTTGCCGTCGCTTTGCCGTAGCTCTCGCTACTAGACCTTTGGGACCACCTGCCTTTCTTCCGCTGAGGGTAGATATGGGCTAGATGAAAAAAGAGTAACACTAAAAATAAATACTGATTAGTAAACAAATTAAAAATTAATTGTGGTGATTTTGTACATGCAAGAACCGGGTGCTGCACGTTGCCCTTTGCACCCGGCCCTCGCACCTATAACGGTCCTAAGGATTAAAAGAGTACAACTAAAATAAATACTGAAAGTGTCAAATAAAAAAAATCAAAGTTATTTTTTCCAACTTTGTTTTGCCAAACCTAAATCAAAAGATAGTTGCGGATTATTTCCAATTCTTGTGTGGCATTGCCTGCATACGGCAAGAACGTTATTTTCATCGAGAATGGAGCCGCCTTGAGAACGACGGATTAACTCATGAACGTCAACACTTGGTCTTTGAATAAACGTAGTTTTACCATCGTGCTTTGCAAACACTACGCATGCCTCACAGTTTGGTCTCTCTGAAAGAATTTTCGCCACGAAAGGTCTGCGCTTTTCATAGGTGGCCTCCATCTTTTTGCTTCTTTTTTTAGGAGGAGCACCTCTTTTTAATGGAGTTTTTTGTTTTGGTGGCTTGCTTCGCTTTATTGGCTTTTTGCGCTCCATTACTAGAGGTTATCAACATCCACCCGGTCGAATTCCCACCTATTATCCAATGCCGCCCAGAGAGCCCTGTCGATTGATGTTTCTTCAAGGTCGTAATCCCTCAACATCGAGCGGTGCTCGGCGATGGCTCTTTTAAGAAATTCAACTTCTTGCCAGCCGTCCCTAACTAACGCTTCGCCGCTTTCAATCATAAGTTGAACTTCGTCAAGTCTCTTGTCAACATGGAATTTAAATCTTTTAATCTTTTTTATTTTCCCCTGGTACGCATTCATTGATTCGCGAAGAAGCCTTGCGCCTCGTTGTCCCATTGCGAGAAATCTTGCCTTATCCGCTTCAGAATCTATTTCGATGTCGTCAATTTGCTGTTGAAGGCTGTCCGAGAGAATCACAAGAGCGTCCCTCCATCTATCCCAATTGCCTTTTTCCATCAACAACTGCTTATGTAATGGGGTTAGTTTATTTTTTACTTCTTCAGCCACGTAATAGGCGAAGGTGTCGTCATTCAAGATGCTCATTTATCTACTCCATGCAGGACATATTTTCTTGTAACTACAAAAATTACAGAGATATGAAGTTCTTGCTTCAAACACTCCTGTTTTGCAGGAGTTGTCAACTTCTTGTTTTGTCTCCAAAACATATTCTGTTGTCTTCTCGATATCCGCTGTAGTGATTGTCTTTTCTAATCGAACGCCATCTTTTAGGTACAGCAGTTCAACTTTGTCTACATCGCCAACGCCAAGGTTTGAAAGAAGAATTGCATACAACAAGAGTTGTGTGAACTTCTCGTCAACATACGAACCCTTTGGTGTTTTGCCGGTTTTATAGTCGGAGACAGTAAGCATCAGAGAGTCTTTGCTGGGACCGTATCTATCTATAAATCCACGAATCTGAACGCCACCGATTTGCCCATTAAGTTCAAACTCAAGGCCTGTTGGTGCAACGAGTTTTGGGTCTTCAATCAACCAAAGATTTTCAACACAGAACCAAGCAGTCCATCGGAAATCTTTAATCTCCTTATCAGTACGCAATACGCGATAAGCCTCGTCGGCCCATTTTGAATCCCACATGTCTTTTGCAATAAGACGAGCTGATTCAATTACGCGCATCTCTGGTGGGAGTTTGTACATTTCCTCAAGTATGTCGTGGACAAAATTACCCAATACCGCCCAGTGATTGGATGGGTCTGGTATCAGGTCAATCTTGTTGAACTTGAACTTCTGTGGACACTGATTGAAAGTGCTTAATGAAGACGGGGACAAATACTGAGGTGGCGATATGTCACTTATCATCTATTACAACGTACTCTCCGTCGAATGCGAGGCGAGTTGCTTCGGCAATCAATTTGTCAAGGTCTGCCTCTGTGACAGTCTCTTTCTTTGGCTTCGGCTTGTTGTTGCTATAGGTTGCCCAGTACTGGTTCAGCTGTTCGCGCTTCTCTTGCGAAAGGGACTTTGCCATTCCAGTGAACGCATCCCACTTGGACGAAATTTCTGGAGCAACATTTGCCTGCATTGCCTTCACCTCTGCCTCTGAGTCAATTACTTGTTCAATCTCAATTGCATCTTCACTACGAGCCAAGTACAAACCGACTCCGAGTGTTTGTGCGGCCTTTTTCAGAGCATCTGAAATCGCGCCTTTAAATTCATCTCCGAGGTCAACAATTACCCCAGCCTTGGTGCGCTTGATTTTCTGACCACCGAATCCGTCACGGGAAACAAGTGTGTACCCATCTTTGTCAGAAATGCGCCAGTCGATGCGAACATGAGCCACAACAAATTCTGGGTCAATCGCATCTCGCTCGCAACGCAAAATAGTGAACGACCATTTTTCGACACCAAGGACCTTGTTCAATCTGGTGATTACTTCACTGACAGGAATATAAACAAGATTGGTCCCACTCTTGGAAATATTTCTTTCCATCTCTGGCGGGAATGCCTCTGAGAGATTTGCGTAAATTGAATTGGTGGTCACTTTGTATCCTTTCGCACGATGATGCTTGTTTTTAGATTTCCTGTTTCGCAGTAATTATCTGCGTTGATTCCGATGTTGGAAAGTTCCTTAACCCGCCAGTAGGAAGGTTGGACATAGTCCAAAATTTGAATCGCAACCTCTTCTGGAGTTTTTACTACTTCTCCAGTGTCCATGTCAATAGACATCTTCGACAACTTTGACGCAACAGCGCTTGCTAGGTCTCTGTGTTGCCACGCCCTTCGCTCATAAGAACTCTTCTTCTCAATAAGCCCCTTGCCAGCAATTTTCACTTCCGCATTGTTGTCAATCATGGTCCCAACAGCGGCTGCAAAATCGTCATAAATCATGGACATTTCTCGCTTCGCCATGTTTAGTTCAAACAGAATGGCGCACGCATCCTGTGACTCTGGTTTTGATTCAATGTATGATTCAAGCTCTCGTGAGAGGTTGAGCAAGTAGAGACGTACTTCGTCAATTCTTTCAGGTGTCATTATTAGTCATTCCTTTAATAGCAGTGGTAGTGCTAGATGACTATAGCGACCCTTCCTCTTTGTGGCAACCCTAGACCAGTTAAATGTGTAAAAGCTCCTACTGCCGAGTCGACTTGGTCGTCATGGTCGCATGCTTCAGGAAATGAAGAAAACTCATCCAACCAGTCGGACAGCCAAGGAGCCCGCACCACGCGGACGTTCCCATTGGCCACGGCAGCGGCCATCGGTCTAGCCCTCGTCACCTTATCCCCAGTAGTACGAATTGCCTGAAAGTCATACCCGGGGACTACATATCTGGCGTACTGGTCCATAAGAGCCTTGCCCGATGAGCCCGGTTCCTGCTCCATGCGAATCGCCACTCCATGGCCATCTTCGTAAGCAGTTCTGGAGATGAGTTCCTCAACCTTCTCGCCCCTAAGTCTGGCCCGTTTTACGTCCAACACATAGGCGATTCCTTGGTCGAAAAGCATCAGGGTCCCCACCGTGTAGTCAGGGTTTGGGTTGGAATGGGATGGCTCTGTAGCCGCGAGGTCCCAGAACCTCACCGCTCTTGCCATGGATGAAATCTGGGGAATTTCTGCAGAATCTATGATAACCATTGACGTACGGTCAAAGAGGGTGCCGAGCGTCGTGCTCCACCAGTCACCCTCTTCCAGTCTTCGGCGCTCAATGGGGTCCAGGGCCTGCAGGGCTTGGCGGTATGACTCTGCATCGATTCCTGGGTTATCGGTCAATTTTGATGGAACAAAAATACGACCTTCTGTTTTCCCTTCTACAATAAATCTCTGCCTAACCCAATTGGGTGCTGGGTTTGAGGCTGCGCGCATTCGTAATGGGACCTGGGAAAGAGGACCACTAGAAGGGCGACGCAAACGGGAGAAGAGGTATCGGTAATCGGATTCTCTAATTTCTGTGACCTCGTCCATGCCGATGAACTGGAATTCCGAACCCTTATAACGCAGGTAGTCCCCTGTGTTGTTTAGGTACCCGAATGAAATTCTCGCCCCAGACGGGAAGGTTGCCATGAAGCTGTTAGCGTTCCAGTGAACGTCGTCATAATTCGACATCCAAGACTTAAAGCGGTCCATGAGCGCTCCAGGAAGAGAAAGGTCGGCAAATGTGCGGCGGAAAAGGATTGCGGAATAATTGGGAATATCAACGTACTGCATTGCCGACATGAGTAGTGCGCTTGATTTTCCCCCGCCAGCTGCACCACCGAATAGGGCCTCAATTGAATTTGTTCGAAGGAAAACCTTTTGATTTATTGACGGCTCTTCCGGGCAGTATGGAGGCATCTTTGGTTGAAGATACTCGTAAACCTCGTTCCAATTTTTTGTCATATAAGTTTTGCCTCTTAATCTAGTTAAGCAGGTTTATGCGCTACTGTAGGAGATATGCCGAAATTCTTGTTGTGGTTGACAAAAACCCGCTCAAAGCTTAAGGCGGCAGCTAAGCGCTCGACCTTCGCTAACTTGTTCATGATTTCGTTTATACTGTTTACCAGTATTGGTGCGGCACTTATATTCCCTCCTGCCGGGCTGATAGTGGCAGGTATTACGTGTGGTCTATTCGGCTATCTATTGGGTCTTGAGTAAATATGGCGTGGAATCAATCGAGTAACAAATCTCTTAATAACGCTCAGGCCAAGACGCTTGGACCAGGCGCGCCAATAGCGCAGAATCCGGGATTTGCTGGTAAGCCATATCGCGATTCGTGGGACGTTGAGCGTGCATACAAAGAAGGAATGCAGAAGGTTACTTGGGTAGCCAGATGTATCGATGCTATTGCCGGGAACCAGGCTCGTCTTCCAGTAATTCTAAGAAAAGATAATTCCCCAGACGGAGAAATTCTTTCTGGAAACAAAGCGAAGAATTATTCTTTGCTCGAAGTTCTTAACACGAAGGCGAATGAAGGCGAAAATTCATTCATCTTTCGCTACAGAATGTCTGCACAATTACTTCTTGGAACACGTGGCGTATTCATTGAAAAAGTACGTGGACGAGATGGAAGCATTATCGGTCTAAACCTTTTGCCACCACAGTCGACTGCTCCAATACCAGACCCAAAGAAGTTTGTTTCTGGTTACGAAGTGCAGATGCCTTACGGCCAAAAGATAATAATGAAGCCGGAAGATGTTTGCTGGATTAGACGCCCCCACCCGCTCGACCCATATCTGTCCTTGACTCCACTCGAGTCTGCAGGAATTGCAATTGAAATTGAAAATCTTGCAAAACTTTATAACAGAAACTATTTGATGAATGACGGAAGACCTGGTGGTCTTCTTGTTCTACGCGGCGAAATAGATGAAGACGACAAAGACGAGTTGCGCAACAGATTTAGGGGGAACATTGGAAAGGCGGGAATGACTACGGTTATTTCTGCCGATGACGGTGTTGACTATGTCGATACTTCTGCATCACCACGTGACGTTAACTACTCACAAATGCGCCAAATTACAAAAGAAGAAATTCTTGCATCATTCGGAGTTCCTGAATCAGTTATTGGAAATGCTGCCGGAAGAACCTTTAGTAACGCAAGCGAAGAAATACGTGTGTTCTGGATGGAGACGATGATGCCTCACCTAGAACCGCTAGCTAGGGCGCTTGATGAACTTGATGACACTTATTATGTCGACTTTGACACAAGTGAAGTCCCAATTCTTCAGCTCTACAAGCAAGAACGTGAACGTTACCTGATGCAGGAATTCCAGGCTGGACTAATTAGTAACAACGAATACAGAATTGGTTCTGGCCGCAAGGAAGTAGAAGCAGACTTGGCTGACTCTTTGTTGATGAATCCGAACCTAATTCCAATCGCAAACACAAAAAAGAAAATGGAAGACAAGCCAGCCGTGGATATGCCTGGTGCAGTTCCTGGAATGCCACCAATTCCTGGTGCGCCAGAAATGCCACCGGTTCCAGGCGCTCCACTCCCAGGCGAACCACCGCTTGACCCAAATACAATGCAGGGGGCGATGGCTGAAGTTGCTGGACAAGCAGTCGCTCCGGCGGCACCGACAGAAGAGCAATTGGCACAAAGCACGATTCCGC